CCCCCTAACGTCCCTAGCCAAAATTTCCCGAAAATATTTACCCCTAATTAATTGCGGTGTTACTTCGCCCAACATAGCCCCTTGCCTAGCCCCCTTTTAGTGTGGCACTAATGCAACAGGGGAGATGTTACAGAATTGGTTGAACGCTTCTCCTCCCTGTGCGTTCCCAATAGAGGGGGGCGGGTTTTCCTCTCCTTTTACCTGCCCCCTTCGTTGTAAAGGTTGAGATATGAAAGATAGTGAGATTGAGTTACTGAAGGCTATTGCATTAGACCCTGTGTTGTTTGTGCGTAGTATTATTGGTGTTGAGCCTGAGCAGTGGCAGTGTGATGCCTTGTATGCTGTTCGTGATAATGACAGGGTTGCGATTAGGTCTGGTCACGGGATTGGCAAGACTGCTTTCTTGAGTTGGTTGATATTGTGGTGGTTGTTGACGAGAACGCCATCTAGGGTTGCTTGTACGGCTAACACGGCGAGTCAGTTGAGTGATATTTTGTGGGCAGAGGTTGCGAAGTGGCATAGGCGTTTGCCAGAGGGCTTTCGTAATTTATTGGATGTGAAGTCGGATAAGATTGAGTTTATTGGTGGTGATAGCTTTGCTGTTGCCAGGACTGCTCGTAGGGAGACACCAGAGGCTTTGCAGGGCTTTCACTCGCCTAATATGTTGTTCTTGATTGATGAGGCTTCGGGTGTTGATGATTTGATATTTGAGGTTGGTGAGGGTGCTATGTCCACGAAGGGTGCTAAGACAGTTATGACTGGCAACCCGACGAGGACGAGTGGTTATTTTTACGAGGCATTTAATAAGATGGCGGAGCGTTGGTCTACGATGAAGGTAGCATCGTCTGACAGTACGCAGGTGTCTGATGGCTTTATTGAGGATATGAAGCTCAAATATGGTGAGGAGAGCAATATATTTAGGGTGCGTGTGTTAGGTGAGTGGCCTGAAGCGGATGATGATGTTGTCATTCCTATGCACTTGGCAGAGGCTGCTGTGAGGCGTGAGCAAGAGGCTGCGGAGACGACTCCTGTTGTTTGGGGGCTTGATGTTGCTAGGTTTGGCAGTGACAAAACAGCCCTTTGCAAGCGCAAGGGAAATGTTGTAACAGAACCTATCAAGACCTGGCGGAACAAGGACTTGATGGAAGTATGTGGGATAATTTTAAATGAATATGAAACGACTAGTTGGAGTGATAGACCAGTTGAGATATTGGTTGACAGCATCGGTTTGGGTGCTGGCGTGGTCGACAGGCTTGTTGAGCTTGACCTCCCTTGCAGGGGTATCAATGTAGCTGAGAGTTCATCCATGAGTGACAAGTATAGTCGCTTGCGGGATGAGTTGTGGTTTGCGGCAAAGGAGTGGTTAGAGGATAGGGATTGTTCTCTGCCAGATGATGAAGAGCTTGTGTCTGACCTTTGCAAGCCTCGCTTTAAGTTTACATCCAATGGGAAATTAAAAGTTGAGTCGAAGGACGAAATGAAGCGTCGTGGGTTAAATAGCCCTGACGTTGCCGATGCCCTTTGCCTAACTTTCGGTTCTCGTGCTAGTCTTGCTAAAAGTGGTTCACGTTATCGTTGGAATACTACTTTGGATTATGATTCTTCAGGTTGGATAGTGTAATGGAAAATGAAGGTTTTGAGTTTATTGACGGAGATGACTTTCAGGCTGTTGCAGACATCCTTGAAGATTTGGTGTGTGGCGGTAGTGAGTGGTCTAATCTTTTGGATGTTTGCCTTCTTGCTTCTGCTTACTGCGCCCAGCAGGATGGAATGACGACTGATGAATATTTGGAGATTATCTCCAGTGTGCGTGTTTCCCCTGAAGGCATTTACGGAGAGGCTTGATGGCTAAGATGATGGTAAACACTCACCGCCCGATGACAAAGGTGAGACGTAGGCATAAGAAACGTGGCTTGCATATTCGCAAGAAGTTGGGGCCACGGCATCACATGAGGGTTAATTGATGGCTAATGGTTTATTAGGTGATGTTCGTGACCAGTTTATTGCTGAAGCAAAACAGCTTGGCAATTCTTCTGCAAGCTTTACTGAAAATAATGCTCGAAGAAGCATTAATATGCGAAAGAGACACCCCAATGAATCTTATTTTGAGAGTTATGTAAATTTTTCTCAATCTGGAGATGAGGTGATTGGCCCTATGGTTAGGATGATTATGGAGCAACCTGACAAAAACATTTCAGATATTTTTGAGTTTAAGGGTTATGATGATGTTGAAAAAAATAGGCCTAAAAGAAAAACTCGTTTAAGGGGAAGGTATGTTCTTTCTGAAGATAAGACAAAGTTGATTAGAGACCCTATTGTTTCTGATTTTGGAAAAGTTGACCCCTCATATGAACCATACGCTATGGCAAGGCCTTATTTCACAAAACTGGGAAATGATTTTACCGCAGCGCATGAGATGGTTCATGCTGCTTTAAATAGAGATGTTTCTGAAGAAGGTTTTTTAGCAAAAGACCAGCATGAATTTTTAGATTATTACCTTGGAAAAACACTTTTAGATAATGAGGACTTTTGGAAGTCAAAGTATGGCGAAAAAGATTATTCATTTGAGTTGATGAACAATATTATTAACGAAGAGTCTAAATTTAAAAAAATAAAACCTTTGTTGGATGAGTTAAAAGATATGTCTGTAGGTGATTTAAAAAACAGACTTCAAGGAGTTCTTGACTATCAAAAAAAATATAGAAATCCAGAAAAAATAAAAGATATGATTAACTTTGACGCTATTAAGGAAATAACTGGCAAACCTGAAAGTAAAGTTTTAAGAGGTAAATAATGGCTATTAATTATAGAGGTGAGAGATTTTCTGGCTATAATAAGCCCAAGAGAACGCCAGGTAAGAGCAAAAAGTTTGCTGTGCTGGCAAAAGAGGGTGATAATGTTAAGTTGGTTCGCTTTGGCGACCCCAACATGACTATCAAGAAAAACATTCCTGCAAGAAGGAAGAGTTTTCGCGCTCGTCATAAATGTGATGAGAAAAAATCTAAACTCACGGCTGGTTATTGGTCGTGCAAGAAATGGTAGGAGTAAGTTATGCCAATGGGTAAAGGAACTTATGGTTCAAAACGTGGTCGTCCAAGCACATTCAAAACATGCGCTACTTGTAAGACACCTGCTGCCTGTAAGAAGGCAAAAAAGTGCAAGAAGAAGTCTAAGAAGTAATGTCGGATACGATGTATTTTCAGACTGTCTACAGGCGCAATCGTGCGGCTGAGAAAGCTCAAGAGCTTATTAAAGCTGAAGAGGTTGCCAAGTTGCAACAGGAAGCACCACGCAAACGTGGTCGTCCAAAACGGAAGGAAAAGAAATGATTTGTCCTCATTGTGGTCATCCAAATCCAAATGGTTATCAAGGTCTTTGCAAGTCTTGCAGGAAGCCCCTTGAAGTACAGCCGACAACTGTGGCAAAAAAGTCACAGGAAGTTGTTGAAAAGTCTGTAAAGAAGGTGGGCGTTAAAAAGACGACCAAAAAGGTAAATGGCAAAGATAAGTGATATTGAATTTCAGGCTATTGTTCGCAACGAGATTGAGCAAGCACTAGGCTATTACGACACTGAGTTTTCTCAAGACCGCATTGATGCGATGGATTACTACTTGGGTGAGCCTTTTGGTAACGAACAGGCTGACAGGTCACAAGTAGTTAGCACTGAAGTTTCAGATACGATTGAACACATCATGCCTAATCTGATGCGTATATTTGCGTCATCAGATGAGTATGTGAAGTTCATGCCCAAAGGCCCAGAAGATGTTGCTGCTGCCGAGCAAGCTAGTGACTACTGCAACTGGATTATTAATAATGATAATCGCGGCTTTGAAATCATGCACAACTGGTTCAAGGATGCGTTGCTGCAAAAGATGGGTGCGGTTAAATATTATTGGGATGAGACTGCTGAGATACAGACCGAAGAATATAGCGGTTTGAATGAGCAGGAGCTTACCATTATTGTTTCTGACCCTAATGTCGAGATTGTGTCTCAGTCTGAGCGTGAGGTTGGTGAGGAGATGGAGATGCCTGATGGCATGGTCATCCCAGCCCCCATTGCTTATGATATTAAGGTGCGCCGTACAAATACGTTTGGTCGTGTAGTTGTTGAGAATGTCCCACCAGAGGAGTTCTTGATTGGCAAACGTGCAAAGTCACTTGAGGACGCTGACTTTGTTGCTCACCGCACAACCATGACTGTTAGTGATTTGGTGGAGATGGGTTATGACAGAGATGAAGTTGAAGAATACGCAGGATTCACTGACATCGAAATCTCAGAAGAACGAACCAGCAGGTTTGAAGACCTTGAGACTAACTCTGACTTCGACAGCCTCGACCCGACCATGCGCGAAGTCTTGGTTGTTGAATCTTATATCCGCACTGATTATGACGGCGATGGCATTGCTGAGTTTCGGCGTGTTTTAACTATTGGTGAGGGTCATCATATTCTTGAGAATGAAGAATTTGACCATATTCCGTTTGCCATACTTTCGCCAATATTGATGCCACACAGAGCCATTGGTCGCTCTGTTGCCGAGCTTGTGATGGATGTGCAGTTGATTAAGTCAACTTTGATGCGTCAGTTGCTTGATAATATCTACAATACAAATAATGCCCGTGTGATTGCTGTTGAGGGGCAAGTTAATCTTGATGACTTGTTGACCAACAGACCAGGCGGTATTGTTAGAACTCGTGCGCCAGGAATGGTGCAACCCTTGCAAGTCCCTGAAGTCTCTCGCTCTGTATTTCCTGCATTGGAATATATGGACAGGGTTAAGGAACAGCGTACAGGTGTAAGTCGTCAGTCTATGGGCTTGGATGCTGATGCATTGCAGTCAACAACGGCTACGGCTGTTGCTGCTATGACATCTGCAAGCCAAGGCAAGATTGAGATGATTGCTCGTGTCTTTGCTGAGACGGGTGTGCGTAGATTGTTCCAAGGCATTTTGCATCTTGTTACTAAGTACGACAACAAGCCTAAGATGATTAGACTGAACAATCAGTTTACGCCGATTGACCCACGAGAATGGTCACACACTTTTGATGTGCAGATTAATGTTGGTTTGGGTAATGGTACTAAAGATGAACAGTTGCGTTCTCTGTTTATTATCTTGCAGAAGCAGGAGCAGATTATGCAGATGATGGGGCCAAATAATCCTCTCGTTAATCCTCTTCAGTATCGTAATACATTGGCTAAGATTGCAGAGCTATCTGGCTTTAAGAATGTAAACGACTTCTTTGGCGACCCACGCCAAGCTCCACCGCAACAACCGCAACAGCCACAGCAAGACCCGCAGTTGGCACTTGAGTTGCAGAAGTTGCAAGCAGAGCTTGAGATGGATAGGCAGAAGATGCAGATGGAATTTGAACTGAAAAAACAGAAGATGCTGGCTGACTTACAATTACGCCGTGAAGAGCTTGAGTTTGAAAAACAGCTTCGAACTGAGAAGGTTTTAGCTGGTTTAGAGACATCTACTAACCTACCGAGGGTCTAATGGTATTACCGACTACAGTGTTGCCGCCTACTGTAGATGAGCTTGATGTTCAGGCTTTGACAAATGTACCTATGCCCAATGTGCAACCTGCCCCTCCAAGGGTATCTCCCTACTCTGCAAGTAACCTGCCAGAGTTTATGCGAGAGCGTGTTGAGGTTGCGCCTGGCTTGTTTGGCCCACAACAAGGTTTGCTGGGTGCTGCACCAGTTGGTGCGCCAGCAGACTATGGTGCATTAGAGCAGCAATTTATTGAGAGCTTTGCTGCGCGTCCAGAATACTTTGGTAGGACTTATACGCCTGGTGCTATGATGCCTGGCGGCCTTGAGTTTGCACCTATGTCAACAGATGAGCCATTTGACTTTGAGCAGGGCTTAAAGACTGCTGCACTATTAAAGGCTGCTTATGAGCTTAGAGAGCCATTTAGAGAAAATATATTTGACCCAATTATTGAATCTAAGCCAGTACAGGCATTAGCTGATGTTGCAATGAAACCTGTTCATGGTCTTGTTAAAATGGTTGATGCTATAATACCTCCAGGTACAGGAACAGCAATTCAAGAAACAAAAGATAAATTTCTTAGTGCTATTGATGAAAGATTCAATTTTGGCACTGGCGACACTATAGATAATCTAAAGAAAACATTTGAAGGTGTGTCTGACGCTTATGGCTTTATTGGTGACATAGAAAATGCAGTAACTAGACCTGGCGCACAATCAATGAAGGCTGGCATTGATGCCGCAGAATCATTAAACATGTTGCTTCGTGGTCAGGAGTATTTGCCTGGTGGCTCTATAAGAGGTGTTGAAATACCTGGTGTTGGTGAATTGACTGACATGACAACTGAAGTAGTGGCTGGCAAGAAAACAGGTGACATTGCTAGTGGTGGGCAGGTTGTTTCTGACAAAGTGGCTGATGCCTTAATACTTGGTGCTTCGGCTTATGATGTCGCTAATTTTGCAAAAGACCCTAGTGTTTCGGCTGCTCCTGGGGCTTATGATTCTGCATCAGTAATATATAAAGAAATTACCGACCGCGATTTACCTGGTGTTAATACTCCTTACCTCCAAGGCCCATTAGCGGCTGTAAATGTATTTAACGCTGCAAAAGCATTAGAGGGTGGGCTGGATACGCCTGGCGAGGTTGCTACTGTTTTAAGTGCTGTACCTAGTGCAACATACTTAGGCTCACTGGGTGCTTCGGCTGCGGGTGCAACTCAGACAGCAGCCCAGTTAAAAACTTTAGCAGGTGCAGGTGAGGCTGGCATGTTTGGTGCAGGTTCACTGGCAGGCCCTCTTGCGATTGCCGCAGCAACTTTGGCGTTACCTAGTATGCTTGAGGGTGGTGCAGCAGGTGAGATACCAAGGTCAAAATATACTTTAGGCTTTGAGGATGGTCGTTTTGGGGAAACAAGTTCCCGCACTTATGATAAAACTCAAACTCCAACAGAAACAGCAAAGAGAGATTTTGGTAGCACCCAATCGCGTAATGCCATTGATTTTGTAAACTGGTTGCAAAATTCTATGGGTTATGAGGTTGACCAAACTGCGCTCAAGAAGTGGGAAGCAAGTGACCAAGATGAGATTGTTGACCAGTATGGTTACTTTGAGCAACGTCATAAACTAGAAGACCCAAGTGTTAACGCTGCTGACTTTGTAACCAATATGCTTCGGGCTGGTGTATTACAACCAACCGCAGAAACACCGCCAATAAATATGCAGGAAGCATTAGGTGTTCTTAATCCAGAAACTACTTATTACAGTGACCTGCGTGACATTCAGGTTGCAGGTAACGTAAATGTTCCATACTTGCTAAGTCAGATTAACCCATATCCAGAGGGATTTGACCAAACAACTGGTTATATGCCAACACCAGAGCAACTTGAAACTAGAGAGCTTGCTAAAACATATATTGAAAGAGAGCCTACACCACCACAAACTGTAGGTGAGTTCATAGGTTCAATAACACCTCAAGAAGCTATGGCATTGCCAGCAGGGTTTGATTTTGGTCAGGTTATGCCAGATATTCCAGGATTAGGTAACTATGCAATCGCTACAGCCCCTTATGACCCTGGTAAACGTCAGCAAGCAATAGCAGTCCCAGGACAAATACTTGACTTCCAAACATTGCAGAGAATGTTACCTGTTTAGAATGGGTGTAGACTATAAAAATATAGTGTGGCATAAATATCACATAGGAGAGTGTGATGGATGATGGAAAATTAAGAGGGGAACAGGATAGAGGCGAAAAAGCAAAGGCTATTTTGCGTAATCCTATCATGGTTGAGGCTTTTGAGGAGCTTGGAAGTCGCTACATAGAAACGTGGAAGGCGACATCTATTGAACAAGAATCTCAAAGGGAGAAGATTTTTCAGATGTATCAGGCATTGCTTGCAGTGCAAGGACATCTGGAAGAGATTGTCAGCACAGGTGAGCTGGCAAAAATTGAGTTAAACAGTAATTCTCTATGGAGGAGATAAGATATGAGTGAAAGCAGTATCCCTGGTGGGACTGAGCCACTAACCCAGAGTCAAGCAGTTGACCATCTCTTGAGTACCCCCGCCCCTGAAGAGGCAAGCGATACACCTCAAGAGCCTGTAGCTGAAGCAGAGGCGCAAGTCGAAGCTGAAGCA